CCATGCGCGGCAAGGGCATCACCGTAACCACCACCGATGCCGTGGCCGCCGTGATCAGCGGCGCTGCGGCCAAGGAGACCCCCAATGTCTAACACCAGGCTCTACAAAACGATCGATGTCTCCGGCGACCTGCTCCCGTATCGCATTGCGGCCCATGCCCCCACGGCATTTATGGTCATGCAGGCCACAGGGCCTACCGACAAACTCATCGGCACCAGTGACGAACTCGGCAAACAGTCCAATGGCAGGGTTGACATTGCCATGTCCGACATCCCTGAGGTGGAGTCCGGGGCCGCCATTGCTGCGGGAGATCCGCTTACCGCCGATGCCGAGGGTCGCGCCGTCAAGGCCACTGCCACCGGCCAGCATATCATCGGTTTCGCCTTTGCCGCAGCCAGCGGTGAGGGCGAAATTATCGACTACATCTACGCTCCCGGCCTGATGGCCGTGGGCGCGTAAGGAGTAACCCATGCCCACCGCACCATTTGTTATCCAACCGCAGTTGACGGCCATTGCCATCGCCTATGGGCAAAAATTGACTGATTATATTGCGGACCTGGTCATGCCCCGCGTCAAGCCCATAAGCAAACGCGAGTTTAAGTACCTCGTCTACGGTCTCGAGACCTATAGCCGTCCGGACACCCGCGTTGGCCGCAAGGGTCGCCCAAACGAGGTGTCCTGGTCGTCCAAAGAGGAAACCGCCAGCGTCGAGGATTTCGGTCTGGATGACCCCATACCCCAGGATGACATCGACCAGGGCGGCAAAGACGGCATCAACGTCACGGGCCAGAGTACCGAGTACATTATGAGCCTGCTCCGCCTCGACCGCGAGTGCCGTGTCGCCGACCTGGTGCAGAACGCCAGCAGCTATAACGCGGCCAACGTGGAAACGTTGGCAGGCGGCCAGGGGTTGGACAACAACGAGGTCGATGCTCCGGAGATCATTCGCGATATCCTTGAAAAACCCATTGTGCGCCCCAATATCGGCGTCATGTCCCGTCATGTGTGGGGCAAGGTTGCCCACAACGCCCTGCTGGTCAAGGCGATCCGTGGTTCGCTTGGCGGCGACAAAATTACGCCGCAGGAGTTTTGCGACTATTTTGAGCTGGAGACCCTGCTTATCGGCCCGGCCCGCAAAAACCGCGAGGTTAAAGGGAAAACTCCTACGCTGGAGAGCATCTGGGGAGCGAACATCGCGTTCCACTATCGCGATTTGGCGGCCAGCACGCAGCGCGGCGTCACCTGGGGCCTCACCGTGCCCTATGGCACTCCGGTGGCCGGGGGCAGCCCCGACGGCAGTATCGGCCTGCGCGGCGGTGTACGTGTACGGGCAGGAGAAAGCCTCAAGGAGGTTGTTTTGTCGACCGATGCGGGCTGCCTGATCAAAAACGCCATCGCGGTCTAGCCAATGTACGCCACCGTTGCAGACATGCAGGCTCGTTACGGGGCACAGCTCGTGGCGCTGGCGGGCACGACTGCGGACAAGCAGGTAGACCTGGCCGCCGTGGAGCGTGCTCTCACTGCGGCATGCGCTGAAATGGATGCGGTCTTGGCCCTGCGTTACGCCGTGCCCATTGCTATCACGCCCGTGCCGCCTGTGCTGCGCCGCATTGCCGAGGACCTGGCGGCATCGGCCCTGCCACGCAACGGTGCGTCAGAGGCCAGCATGTACGAGCGGCGGGCGCGTGAGGCCAGAGAACTGCTGGACAAGCTGGCGGCGGGCAAGGCTGAGCTGGGCGCGGGCGCAAGCCCGGCCCAGCCCTCCGGCCCAGCTGCTCGCGGTGGAATTTCCTTTTATGCCCCTCCGTCTGATTTCCGGCGCAAGTTGGAGGATCTGTAGATGGGCGCAACCCTGGAACTCAAAATTGATGAGCGTGAGCTGAAAAAACTGGTTGAACGCGCCCGTCAGGTGCTGGGGCGGCGGCCAAGCTTTCGCCCGCTCCTGACCGCCATCGGCCAAGAAATGGTCACCAGCACGCACCGCAGGTTTGAGACCAGCACAGCGCCGGATGGCTCCAGGTGGGTACGTTCGCTCGCCGCCCTGCGCGAGGGCAGACAAACCCTCATCAAAACAGCCCGCCTGCGGGATTCCAACACCTATAACGTCACCTCCACAGATGTGGAGGTCGGCACCAATGTTGAGTACGCGGGCGTCCACCAGGACGGCGCACGAACCCGCCCGCACACCATTGCCGCCCGCCGTGCGCGGGCCTTGGCTATCCCTGGCATTGGCTTTCGCCGCGCGGTCAATCACCCCGGCAGTACTATTCCGGCAAGGCCTTTCCTGGGCGTCAGCAGGCAGGACGAAACCATCATCCACAACCTCACGGAGGACTGGATGCGTAAAATAACCGCGAGGCTCAACCATGCTTGATCTGCTGCGTACCAATATCGCCGCGCACCTGCGGGCCAATCTGCCGGATATGGTCACCGTGCTGGAGCTGGACAATACGGCAGATGCCGCTGCCCTGGAGCGTTTGAGCATGGCAAGCCCGGCTGTGGGCGTGGAGATTGTGGGCACCGACGGACTAAACGTAATGGGCGGCGCGCCCTACGCCACCGCCAGCATCGGCGTTTCCGTGATCTGCACCCCGCAGCTCGGCGAGGACGGCGTGGCCAAGGATGCCACACAGGCGGCTCTGGCGCTGGTCACACTGGTGCTGGGGCACATTGCGGACCAACATTTTGATCTGGTTTCCGGCAAGCCGGAGAGTGTGCGGGCCACCAATCTGACCGACGGTGACATAGAGACCAACGGTACGGCCCTGTGGGCCGTAACCTGGAAACAGTCCATTGACGTCTCCAACGTCATCAAGCGGCCTGATCTGGACGACTTTTTGCGCTGTTTTGTCCATGAGCAGGCAGGCGGCAAACCCACCATAGAAATACATCTGCCCGGCACCGATACCGCGCCGGCGAGCAGCGAGGTATAAAATGTACATCACCCCCAAGGTTGGCCTGGTTGTACGCAACCCGGCCACGGGCGAAATCCTGCCCACACCGGGCGCGGAAATTCCGCCCGGCCCCCACAAAGCATACTGGCTGCGGCGGCAACTGGACGGAGACGTCACTATCAGCATGAGTATCCCGACCCAGCCCGCCCAAGCCCAGCCCACAAAGTCCAAAACCTCCAGTACTAATGAGGAGGGCAACTAATGGCCATCAGCTTTAACGGCATCGGCAACAACGTGCGCGTGCCGCTGACCTATATCGAGTTTGACAACTCCGGCGCTGTCCGAGGTACGCCTGTCATGGAGTGGCGCGTACTGCTCATGGGCCACCCCGAAACAGGCAATACCGGTGACACCCTCAAACCCGTGCTCATCACCAGCGCCGACCAGACCGCCGGGCTGTGGGGCCGTGGCAGTCAGATTGCCAGCATGGCCCGCATGGCCCTGCGTAACGGTAACATGCTGGAAATGTATTGCATGGCCGTGCCGGAGGATGCCGCAGCCGTAGCCGCAAAAGGCGCGGTCACGCTCACAGGTCAATGCACGGTAACTGGCGTTGTATCATTATATATAGGCGGCACACGGGTGCGGGCAAAGGCCGTGGCCGGGGAGACGCTGGCAACCACAGCAGCGCGTCTGGCCGCCGCCATCAATGCGGACAGTACCCTGCCCGTTATCGCCGTGGCCTCCGCTGACAATGCGGGCCTCATCAACCTGACTTGCCGCTGGAAGGGGGCAACGGGCAACGCTCTGGACGTGCGCCTCAACTACGCTTCCGAGGATGTACTGCCCACGGGCCTGCGTGCAAGTATTTCTGCCATGTCTGGCGGCGCTGCTGACCCTGACATGGATCAGATTATAGCCGCTCTGGGCGATACGTGGTGGAAGGCCCTGGTCACGCCGTGGGTGCAAAAGACCGAGCGGCAGCAGCTGGAGGAGTGGCTCGACGCGCAGTTTGGCCCCATGCGCCAGCAGGAGTGCCAGACCTGGGGGGCGTATCGCGGTACGCTGGCGGAATCGTCCACATATGGCAACGGCGGCAATAGCCAGCTTGTGTCCATCATTGGCGTGGGCAAGTCGCCGTCATCGCCCTGGGACATGGCCGCAGCCTACGGCATGCGCGCCGCTGTCTCCTTGGCAACAGACCCGGCCCGCCCGTTGCAAACGCTGGAGCTGACGGGCATCAAAGCCCCCGCGCGCGAGGACCGCTGGAGTCTGGAGGAGCGCAACGTGCTGCTCTGGGACGGCATCGCCACATATCGGGTGACAGAGGACGGCACCGTGCAGATCGAGCGCGAAGTCACCATGTACCAGCAAAACTCTTATGACATGGCTGATCCGTCCTATCTGGACGTGCAGACCGTGGCCACGTTGGGTTACTGGCGCTATGCGGTCAATGCCCGCATCACGCAAAAATTCCCGCGCCACAAACTGGCGGACGACGGCACCCAGTACGGCGACGGTCAGGCCATTGTTACGCCTTCGGTCATCCGCGCCGAGCTGCTGGCCCTGTTCCGCGAGCTGGAGCTGAAGGGCCTGGTTGAAAATGCGGACGCCTTCAAAGAGGGCCTGATCGTCGAGCTCAACGCGGATGACCGCAACCGCCTGGACGTGCTGGCTGCTCCCGACCTGGTCAACCAGTTCCGCATTTTTGCAATGCTCACTCGATTCGTTTTGTAAAAGGAGACGATTATGCCCCAGATTACTGGCAAGGCAATTATCAAAGTCGACGGCAACCAGTGGCGCACTACCGACGGCTGCAAGCTCCACCCCGGTGGCGTCGAGCGCGAGCCAAAAGTTGGAGGTGGTAAGGTCCACGGCTACAACGAAAAAACCAAGGCCCCGGAGCTGGATGCCTCGGTCTACCACACCAAGGACACAGACCTCACGGCCATCAACGCCATCAAAAACGCCACGGTCATTTTTGAGAGCGACACCGGCGACCGCTATTTGCTGCGCAATGCGTGGGTCGGCTCGCAGGAAGCTCTGGACGCGGAAAACGGCACCATTGGCGTAAAAATGTCTGCGGAATCCTGCGAGCGCCTGTAACAGTCAACCTGTTTTTATCCCAGATTAAAAGACACGCACCCCCTAAACCTCCTAGCCTTGCGGCTAGGAGGTTTTTGTTATGCCCAAGAAAAAAATTACTGATCCCACGGCCTGTGACGGCATTACGTTGCTCTCCGGCAACCGCCTGCCCATTGATTTGGAGGATGGTCTCTCCATCGGGTCCGCTACATACAAAACTGTCGTACTGCGCCAGCTCAACGCCGGTGACGTGCAGGCCGCCAGCGAGGCCGCAGAGCGCCTTGTATCCACCGCAACGGGCGAGCTGGCCCTTGTGACCAGCCCGGCCCGCATGGGGCAGGAGATGCTGCGCCGTCAGGTAGCACGGCTGGAGGACGACAACGGCGGCAAATTTGATGGCCCCCTGGAGCCGGATGATATGGCGCGCCTGACCGTCACTGATCTGCGTGCGCTGCAAATGGGCGTGGCCATCCTCGACGCGCATGTCGAAAAGGCCGTTGAGGGTATGGCCAAACGGGGGCGAGCTGATGCTGGTTCTGCCGCACCTGCTGACGTTGTCAGTGCGGCTGGCCAGCCTGGCTAACATCCCCCTGACCACGGCGCTGGACATGCCCGCGCCCCGCCTTTGCAACCTGCTCCGCATTATCAGGACCGCCACACCATGAAAACATCGCTCATCATTGATCTCGC